GAATCAAGAATGCCCAACAACAAGGCATCTTTGTGGTGTTGGTTGATTCTGAAAACGCTTTGGACGAGGATTGGCTCAAGGCACTTGGCGTAGACACTTCAGAAAGCAAACTGCTGAAACTAAGCATGTCTATGATTGACGATGTGGCCAAGACTATTAGCACATTCATGAGTGACTATAAAGCATTGGCTGACGGAGAGCGTCCCAAGGTCATGTTTGTGATAGACTCATTGGGTATGTTGTTAACACCCACGGATGTGAACCAATTTGATGCAGGTGAAATGAAGGGTGACCTAGGTCGCAAGCCCAAAGCACTTACATCACTAGTTCGCAACTGTGTGAACATGTTTGGTAGTTATAATGTGGGGTTGGTATGTACCAACCACACCTACGCAAGCCAGGATATGTTTGATCCGGATGATAAGATTAGCGGCGGTCAAGGGTTTATCTACGCCAGTTCAATCGTTGTGGCTATGAAAAAACTCAAGCTCAAAGAAGATGAAGATGGCAATAAGATCTCAGATGTCATGGGTATCCGAGCCTCTTGTAAAGTAATGAAAACACGCTATGCCAAACCCTTTGAAGGCGTGCAAGTCAAGATTCCATATGAAACAGGTATGAATCCCTACTCAGGACTCACAGATTTGGCTGAAAAGAAAGGCCTATTGAAGAAGGACGGCAACCGGCTTATGTTCATCACCAGTGATGGCGAAATCATCAAATACTTCCGCAAAGGTTGGGAAGCCAATGAAGACGGTTGCCTTGACAAGGTTATGATAGACTTCCAAAATCAGAAAACAGAGGTAAGTAACTCTGAGACTGACTCGGAGGAAACCTAATGTCCCAACTAGCAAGTGAAATTTGGAGTGAACTCAAACGGTATATCAACACCGTGGATCGTGGTGAAGCAGCAGATACCTTGGTTGCTGTGTTAGTAGATCATGATATTGACGCAGATGACATCCGTGACGCTTTCAAAGGTGACAGCGAAGTCAAACGTGCTTTGACCAGCTATCTCGATGATACCGAAGATTCTGAAGAATATGATGAAGAATACGAAGACGACGAGGACTAATGTGGTATAGCCGCGTAGTAGCCAATCTTGGATGCATCCCCGACTTCATAGCTCATTACGAGCGCGAGCTCGAAGATGCCAAACGAGATTGCCGCATAGGAGGCATTGTGGAGAAGAACATCTCTATGTTGCCTGGTATCACTGAACAACGGTTCAATCAGCTGCAAGAGATTGAAGCTGTGTTGCACTATCTCAACATCCAACTGCGCAAGATACGGCGCAAACACTTCCAGAAATATTTAGAAGCCTATGCCCGCGCCTTGACCAGCAGGGACGCAGAAAAGTATGTGGATGGCGAGGACGAGGTCATTGACTTTGAAACCATAATCAACGAAGTGGCTTTGTTACGCAATCGTTGGCTGGGTATCATGAAGGGCCTAGATACCAAACAATGGCAAATGGGTCATATCGTTCGCCTGCGTACAGCAGGCATGGAAGATATCACCATTGGATAACACAATATGAAACTACTAGATCCCCAACAAAGTCATCAACATAGTTTGACTGTGCTGAATACCTTGTATGAGTACGATGATTTTATGGAAAGTATCAACACTCTAGTAGATCTGGGCTGCGGAGATGGACTAGATTTAGAATGGTGGGCCACACGGACCACTCGAGATGAAACACCCGAACCGTTGAATATCAAATGCACCGGTATCGATGTTAGAGAAAATCTGCCCCTGGCGCACAAATATAAAAACATTGTGTATCAACGCACAGATTACGAAAATATCACTTACTCTTCAAAAACTGCTAAATTTGATGTTCTATGGTGTCACAATGCGTTTCAATATTGTATCAATCCTGTTGCTACATTAAATCATTGGTGGCATATTGCCAATGACGGTGCTATGTTGATATTGATGTTGCCCCAGACAACTAATATAGCACAACGTCAGCAGATATTTACACAAGGCAGTGGTTGTTACCACCATTATACCTTGGTCAACCTAATCCATATGCTTTCGGTAAACGGATGGGACTGTGGTTCGGGATTTTTTCTTAAACGCCCCGATGACCCTTGGCTGCATGCCATAGTATACAAAAGCACCTGTGAACCTTTTGATCCTAAAAGCACTTCCTGGCATCAGATCTCTGAGGCTAAATTATTACCTGAGTGCGCAGAAAAAAGCATCTATGCCCATGATTTTTTAAGACAACAAGATCTGGTATTGCCCTGGATTGACAAGAGCATAGCCTGGCTGGGAAAATTATAAAGATTTTAACAATCTAGACAAAGGATCGCCAGTTTCAATTTCTGCCAAGGTCCACTCAGAGTGGGCCAACTGTTCTAACCATCGAGTACGATCTGGTCGCGCAGGGTTTTCTATATTGGCTAGATCAAGATTGCCCACAGGTGCCGCCAAACTACTGCTACCGACGAATGCAGGAACACCATTTAGAATTGCCTGTGGTCCTGTGCCGCTGTTCCAATTTACCACAGCCCAGGCATCCTGTAAGCATCGATCATAGTCGAATCCATCGTAAGTTCCAGGAATAGGTTGTGGGCTTTGAATCCAGCATCCGGGTATATTGGCGATGCGTTGTCGTGGATGTGGACGTATGATCAAAGGCCGACTGGTATGTGCTCTTAATTGTTCTGCGATTCCAATGAGCCAGGATTCCATTGGTGGTTGCCCGACCCATTGCTCGCTATCGCTACGCTGTGTTGCGATAACCACATTGACTCCCTTGTTGGTCCAAGGTTGTGCTCTTAGGCGTAACTGTTCGGCACGGCCAGGTCGGATCTCTCCAGGGTAGCAATTGATGCCAGTACCATTGAGACCCAGTTTCCAGGTATAGCCACGCTGTATCATGCCTACTTCTACCACAATCACTGGTCGATTGGCTTCACGGAACAACTGCCATATGCGCTGGTTCTCTCGCATGCGCCCGTGCCATAACACGCTCCAGATCACTGCTACATCAGCACCACTGTTCATACCACTGTGCTTTATACCCAAACGGTCTAATCCTGTGCGGATGGCCCGAAATACTGGAGGGCTATTCAGCGCACCATATCGATCAAAAATACCCACCTTTATATTTGACATTAAATAACCCTATGAAGTACACTATAGTTACCACCTTTAACGAGTCGGGATATAAACAATACGGACAACGAATGATAAAAAGTTGGTTAGCCACCTGGCCCGCGGAGGTGGATCTCATCGTATATGCCGAAGATTGCACAGTAACAGAATCTGCACACAATCTCAAAGTCATTGACATATCAGTTTGCTCAGATCTTACCACATTCAAGACACATTGGAATGGAGTACCCAAAGCCAATGGAGATGTCACTAGCGATCCTATCCGAAGCCGACGGAAAGATGCCGGCAAAGGATTTAAATGGGATGCAGTAAGATTTGCCCATAAAGTATATTCTATATTTCATTGCGCTCGTGACTGTTCCACTGATTGGTTGTTGTGGATGGATGCAGATACTGTATGCCACAGCACGATCACAGTGTCTGATTTGGATCGCTTGTGCCCTGCTGAGCATGATCTATGCTACCTAGGGCGCCAACGAAAATATTCAGAATGCGGCCTGTACGCTATGAATCTAAGATCAACAATGATGATGACTTGGCTCGCTGATTTCCAACGCTATTATGATGATGCCGAAAACGGTATATTCACCCTGGATGAATGGCACGATAGTTTTGTGTTTGATGCTGTGAGGAAAAAACACAATTTAAAAAGTTTAGATTGGGCAGCAGGAATCATCACAGGAGAAGGACATCCATTGATCAATTCCCAATGGGGTGCATATCTAGATCATCTCAAAGGTGCAAGAAAAAAATTAGGCCGTAGCAAAGCAGATGATCTCAAGATCAAACGTACTGAATTTTATTGGACACAAAATTGAACTGGAGATGTTAGATGTACGAATACCTAGGCTGGAACTTTCCCGACATTGAAACCCACTTTCCACGAATGCTGAAGAAAAATGTAGATAAAGGTGGACCAGCAGAATATCAATCGCCGGTACGCAATCGCAGCATTGGATTTTGTAAAAATAAAGGTGTAGCATTGGATATAGGAGCAAATGTGGGTTTATGGAGCCGGGACCTATGTAGGCACTTTGCTCATGTTATCGCTTTTGAACCGGTATCTGTATTCAGACAATGTCTAGAGAAAAATGTGACTTCGGGCAATCTTGACATTAGGCCACTGGCCCTGGGATCCAGCAATACCATGATAGACATGATCATCACAGCAGAAAATACTGGTCATAGTCATGTAGATCCACATAGCATGGGTCAAGGAAAAATACAAATGGTCACACTGGATAGTCTGGATCTGGGCCCTATTGATTATATCAAAATTGACTGTGAAGGATATGAACAGAATATATTGTTGGGCGCTCAGCACACCATTATGCATAATCGCCCTATCGTTGTCATTGAAGATAAAAAACACAAAGATGTGGGACACGCAGACACTGAACTGGGAGTAGATACATTGCTCTCTTGGGGAGCTAAAATCTTGTCAAGGGTCAATGATGATGTGATCATGGGATGGTAGTAGGAATGTATCTACTGTTAAATCGTGAAGAGGCAGTGATTGGTTTAGCCAAAAATATCTTATCTCGGCACCTGAAAAAAATACAACCCCAATGGACATTCACTTCTGAATATCTTAACAAGTGTAAAAAACGACAGCTTAAAACTGGGTTTGTAACAATTGATTTGTCCTATGTGAATCAACTGTTGATGCAGGACATACATTGCCACAAAGATAACATAGCCACTGAATATAAAAAAAAATATCGTCCACTGATTGCCTGGCTGGTTGAAAACTTAGACCAAACAGATATTGATTATCAGCAGTTAGTGGATATCTATCTCAACAACGATACTAAAAGTTTCGTCAAAACAATAGGACTACAGTTAACCGATGATCCAGTTTGGAAAATCGACGGGGACATCATCAATGATGATCGACCTGTGGTCGTAAGAAATATCATCAACCACGAATCTTTGTTACAGCACAAACTTAAAAAGTCATTGCCTTTTTGGTTCATTGACACTGGTTACACCAACTTTATCACAAGTCAAAAACAATGGCATCGGTTGGTTGCCAATCACATACACCATGCACCACAATTTGGTTATTTTCCACCCGATCGCTTGTGTCTATTACCAAGCATGCCACAACCATGGAGGTCTGATGGAAATGCGATATTGGTAATAGAAAACAGTGATTGGCATTATCGTATGTTTGGAACCACTCAACAACGTTGGCGGAAAAATATAGAAAATCAATTGGCAAAATACACTGATCGAGAAATAGTGTTCAGACCCAAGGATCTTAATCGCAAGACCCGTGACAATTTATATGAGCATTTAAAAAGTTCAGATTATTATTGTGTGATCAATGATGCCAGCGCAGCATCTATTGAAGCAGTGTGGGCTGGAGTACCTATCATCACATTGAATCGACATATTTCTATCCCTGTGGCACGCACATCTATATCCGATATCAATAACTTGTATCGTGGTCCTATTGGAAATTGGTTGTGTGCATTAAGTTACAGTCAATTTACCGAAGAAGAGATGTATGATGGTACAGCACTAAGATTGATAAAAAAATATCATGTATGATGTCGTAGTATATCTTTCCAGTTTGCCCAAGATAGCAGATCGCAATCGCAAGGTTGAAGTTCTACAGGCCTTTGCTGATGGTTCGCGATCACAGGGAGCTCGTGTATTATTACAGAAATTACCACAAGTGGTGGACTGTAGGCTTGCTGTGATTTTAGGATGGGTAGGAACTAAAATAAGTGGACCACACATACAATTACGTCAGGACGTGATCAATCGGCAACGACAACATGGAAATCATGTCATGCCTATCGACGGTAGTTGTTTTAAATTTGTTGATGTGGATAGTTATTTTTTACGTTACAGTCTCAACGGCGTATTTTATAACAAAAATAATTACGCGAATGCCAATAGCAATGATTCAAAATGGAATCAGATACAACATAAACTAAATCTTGAACTCAAACCCTGGCGTAGCCATGGAGACCATGTGTTGGTTTGCTTACAGCGTGATGGTGGATGGTCAATGAAGGGCACAGACATGTCTTTATGGACACACCGCACAATAAAGCATCTTAGATCCATCACACAAAGACCTATCGTGATACGACCACATCCCAAGCATAAAATGGATCTGTCAGAATTAACTGCTTTGCCTGGAGTACGCTCAAGCGTTGATGGATGTAGTTTGCAACAAGATTTGGCTAATGCCTGGGCAGCAGTATTTTGCAATAGTTCCAGCAGTGTAGCAGCAGTGCTGGCTGGTATTCCTGTATTCGCCGACGACGATGATTGTGTAGCGTGGGCAGTGGCTAACCAAGATCTAGGCAGTATCGAAACCCCCAACATGCCGGATCGTACCCAATGGTTAAATGATCTCAGTGCTGCACATTGGACTGACCATGAAAGCCAAACGGGAAAAATCTATCAACGATTTTTGTCATTCATTTAAAATGCGCCAGGCAGTACCGTTGCTCATTTCTCGTTTAGTAAATTGATTATAACTCAACCAACACATCCAAGCACGCACTAGATCTTGATCAAGACTATGCAAGTTATCTATGTTCTCGATGGGTTGGCTGATTTGATGACAAGCACTGGGCCCTAGGCTCACCACTGG